ACCAAAGCATTGTAGTGAGACGTGATCTTTGAAATCACACAAACTACCTAAATTATTCTCACGCTTTATAGTTAAATACGCATAACGCATAATTATCATATTAAATAGAGAATTTATAATAACCGTGAGGGGATTTCCAGATGGTTGAGAATGAGTCTGTTGAATCAATTCACCGCGCACCAAAACTCGAGCGTGAACTATTTCTTCAAATAGATTACGCCTTATCATGGCATTTTCATCACCATCATCATACCATTGATTCACAAGATCACAAATTCGCCATAGAACTTGCGCCAAAAGTGAACCATCAAACCCGGAGAAATCTCCTGCGATGACATGTTTACCATGACGTTGAAGAGCTAATCCAGTCCGGTGCCAATCTAATGAGTAAACATTAGTTCCAACGCCTATCTCATTATCTATCCGGTTTGTTTGCACATGAGAAATAAATGCGGCAAAATATTGACGCACAGCCAGGCTATACTCCATTGGTGATGCTTCGAAAACTCTTGTCTTCGCAGCCTTTACACGATCAAGTGTTCGCCTTTCATCCTTGAGTGTAGCCTGGTATACAACATCCGATCGAATGTTATTTCGAGCATTATCAATAAGCTGATCAACTCGAGTTCGGAAAGCGTCAGGATATAAATATTCTTCATCTCGTCCAAACAGATCTCGCTTATTTAACGTTCTATCAAGCGTATGAGGATATCCTAATGAAGTTCCCCTGTTTATGCCAGAGATAAATTTCTTACCCGGCACGCCTGAAACAGATTCTTCGAAAGACAAAATGAACGGATATTCTCCTGAATCTCGTTTAAGAATACCTAGCACGTCATTACATGCTGCACTAAGAATCTTCTCATCTAAGTGTTCTTGGGCTGTGAGGACTTTTGCAACTCCCCTTATCATTGGATCAACCCGCTCACCATCTATCACTACAGGCCTAAGAACAGCAGGAGCGGTTACTGCTGGGTATAATCCATATGCTATAGCAGATGGACTCAACGCAGTCTTTGATGCACATGATGGTGAAGGTAAAGTACCATATGATAAACAATCTCCTTTTTCGACGAGTGAATTATCTGGAATTTCATCTGCCAATTCGACTGCTTCAGGAGAAAATGGAATACGCGCATCTATCGTATGCTGATGATTTACCATCCCTGTTAATTTTGCG